GTAAGACGATCACTAGCATCCGACAAATCGACGGTAGCTAGTTTTCGATCCAAGGAAGACTTGAGAACCATACGGCCAGATTTGCCCTGATCCTTTAGGTCGATGAACATACCAATCTTAGTATGTTCAATTCGATCCATAAGGAAAGTGAGCATGCCTTGCTGACAGTACTGATGTGCTGTAGGCTCGGCAGCAATAAGCCTAGGACCTTTCGCGGTCTTAGGTACTGCAATCAACCGGCTAGGAACCTCGTGATTAAGAGGAATCCTAACATCGTTTGCGAAGGACAACGTTGTCCCAAACATACGAAATGGAAAAGTGTTCTCAAGCTTAGCTGGCCAATTGGGGAAGTGGGATTTCTCCCACTGCTTCAACGACTCAGCCACAGCTCCAGGACCGTGTCTGAAACCGATGGATTTGCCCAAGGACTCCCGTTGGTACGAGTACCAGAGAGGGTCGTATGGACCAATTTCACCGGAGATCAAGTCAGCAACACGCTGAACTTGATCTAAGAGACGTTCGAGTCCGGCTTCTTGGGTCTTTTCACCTTCGTGGGTTTCACGAAGAGCAAAAAGATCTTTTTGGCCAGAGGAAGCAAGGAGATCACCAAAGTGGCGATCGCCTGCACCTTCGACGTCGATCCTGTCGAGGTCCCACCTTCCGGTAGGTCCCCTAAGGGTCCGTTCGATGTCATGGTATGCTCCTAAGGTCGCTTGTAAGCGATCAGAGGAACACCCCACGGCTATCTTCTTCCCAAGGCGACAAAGTTGCCTCAGAAAGAATAAAGCGGTGACATCAACGTCTTCTCTCAGACAGGCGCTTCTATCGAACACACGCAACCAGAGCCCCGAGAAAAGTCTCGGCACTCTGACTCTCTTGGAAACCCTCTTTGACAGAGGGCCCTCGAGCGTAAGGCAACCAACTTCGAGCCCGCGTATCAATAGCGAGTCTAAGTTAGGTAAGTCTAACGTAAACAACGTTAGACTACGTGTTCGACAGTAAAGGGCGAGTCTATCAAAGTCTTTGATAAACTTTTCCCTTAACGCCGGGTATGCCAGAGAGAAATCCTCTAAAAGGAGGCTCTCTGCGACGAGAAGTAAGTTGTCCGCTTGGCTTTTCATTCCTAG